GGTTAAATACTCTTCACCCAACAACGCAAATTCTTCTGCAAGATTTCTGCTGTCAGATAAAGTTAACGTACCAGATACACCTGGTGCAAATATACTTTCGTAAATATTTAATTCAATCAAGTAATCTGTGAGATTGACATACTTACCTTGTGTAATAGATACTAGAACAAGATTTTGTATTAATACTTCACCAGGTGTTTGTAGAACTTCTTCAAGCATTATGTTTGTATTAATTTCTTATAGTTAGTTAAAACTTCTTGCACAATTTCCGGTTTTAATATTTTAATATTTCTATAACCTTCATTTTTATTTTGTTCAATTTCAAAATTACTTTCAAATTGAACTATTGTATTTGAGGTTTGATATGATATTGGTGTATTAATTGCATCAGGATCTGTATCTTCAAATAGTATTCTAATTGGGTCTTTATGTGTAGATTCTTCATCAAGAACAAAAAATGTTTCTACCTGATATCCTTTTGCATTTACCGCTCTATTAATAGTAAAAACATTTTGATCTGATCCATATTTGTCGGAAACAACTTTAAATAAATTTTCTTCAGACAACGGCCATTCAAATCTAGGATCAATTACATTATTAACCATTAATATTAGCCAATGTAAATTTTGTGTACCATAAAATCTATATGAAATATCTTCGGGAGTTTCGCCGTGAAGAACTTCATAAGTTTCATAGAACGAAGAGTTTTCTTGATATTCTTTAGATAGTATAACTCTTTTAAAAATGTCTACTACAACCTGTTCGCTGTCATAATCATCTAGTGTATATGATATCCTTGGGAAGCTTTCGAAAAAATTAGTAGCCATTTTCTTCTATTCCTTCAGAAGTCATTTGTTCTAGTTCTTTGAATGTTAAATTAATACCAACTTCAACAGGAGACCCATCTTCAAATGTTGCAAATTGATCGCCGCCATACTCTACCGACATATCTGTTAATGCACATTTGGCAAATTTATTAATATAATTATTTTCTTTGTCTTTAAAATAATATTGAATATCAAATTCCGATGGATAAATGTAGAATAATTTTCCGCTAGTCAATTCCGGATGCATATGTATTTTAAGCATCTCAATTATTTTAAATACTTTTTGACTTTCACTTTTATTCTTTGGGAAAAATTTATATCTAAAGTTAAATGTTCTATAATCTACAGATTCAAAAAGAACTTCTCTAAAAGGATTTGTTTTTGTTCTTGAAGATAACTCTCTCAAATCATTTAAAGTTCCACCAGCACGATTACCTAATTGTGGTAGTTTAACTAATTCGCTCAAGAACCTTGCTTGTATTTCTTTTGACATATCGCCAAGAGCACCCCTTGTTGCTGCAGCAGACCCTTCGACTAACATACCTGTTAAGGCGCCCATATCCATATCACCATAATTTACACCATATTTTACAGATGGTCTTTCTTCAACGTGTAATGTAATTACTTCTTTTAGCCTTAGTGTTGATCCAGATGAAAATGGTTCATAATTCATTTTATCTATCATATTAGTAATAAGCCTTGCACCGCCACCTGCAATTGCCGATCTTTTTAGTGTGTCAAATATTTTAGATCTCATACCAACACTTGCCAAAAAGGCACCTGCAGCCGCAATCTTACCCGCGTTGTCTTTTACTGTTGTTACCCCTGCCTCTGCCGCAGATTGCGTTATTCTAGAAGTATTTTCATTTAACGCATCTATTCTTTTTTGTTCGTCTATACTTACAAGATGATCGGAAAACTGTGCTCTTTTTCCCTGGGTGCTTTTTTCACGTACATTAATGTAAAATGCAACATAATGCTGTAAATCCGGTTTTACTCGCAACCCTTCCGGATATTCAAAGGTACCAATATTGTACCCTCGTATTTGATCTTGATTCTTATACGGTGCTTCATTTTGTTTTCTACCCTCAGATACTACATCAGAAGGGGGAGTAAATTGAGATTGGGCCATGTCTGTGGTAATAAATATTGTTGGATCATAATTATTTATATAGATGACGTATACCAAAACCTACAAGGGCAAATTTAGAGTCGATAATCCCGGCAAATATAAGGGCGATATAAGCAATATTGTTTATAGATCTCTATGGGAATTGCGATTTATGAAATGGTGCGATAAGAACCAATCTGTAGAGGAATGGGGCTCTGAGACCGTGATTGTGCCCTACATATCGCCGATTGATAGGAAAGCACATAGATATTTTGTTGACTTTTATGTTAAAGTTAGGAACAAAAATGGTGCTCTTCAGAAGTATCTAATAGAAATTAAGCCCGAGAGGTTCACAAAACCTCCGGCAATACCAAAGAAAAAGACTAAAAGATTTATAGACGAAGTCTTTCAATATAGCGTAAATGACGCAAAATGGAAAGCTGCTTTTGAATTTTGTAAAGATAGAAACATGACTTTTATGATATTAACAGAAAAAGACCTAGGGATAATTAATGGCTGATAACATTTTTAAAACAGTTAATATGAAAGCTGGCGATGCCCAGAAATCATACACTTGGTATAGAAATCAGGTCAGAAACTTAGGTTCTGGCGTGTCGGGTTTACAGTTAATACGTAACGAAACTTTAACTAATAGAATAAAACCGGGTGAAATGTACTTGTTTATGTATGATCCAAAGCATAAAGATACGTTGCCATACTATGACACAATGCCATTGGTACTTCCTTTTAAACAATTACCCGATGGTTTTTTAGGTATTAATTTACACTATTTGCCTTATCTAGCTAGATTTAATTTATTGGGCGCACTCAGTAAATTAGCAACAGATAAGAACATGGATGAAAAAACACGAATACAAATTTCGTGGCAAATATTAAACAGTTCTACAAAATATCTAGCCGCAACTGCGTGCGTGAAGCATTATCTAAACGATCATTTAAGAACAAGATTTTTAAAAATAGATTATCGCGATTGGGTAACAGCGGCAATGTTGCCAGTTGAAAACTTCAAGAAAGCAAAGAAAGAAGTTGTATGGCAAGAAACAAAAAACAAATTCAAGTGGTATTAAATGGCTAATTTTTCTCTAAAACGATTTCAAGCGGAAGTAAGACAACGAGGTCTTGCTAAACAAAACAGATTTGAAATACTGTTTCCTATACCTGCAGGATTACAAAGAGTATTTAAAGATATTCAAATTGTAAATATGTTCTGCGAATCTACAAGTTTACCGCCTCAAAATATAAGCGTTAAAACTCAAAGAATTTACGGGCCGGTTTATCAGAGGCCTGTTAGTGCGGACTACGGCGGAGAAGGTATAACTATGACCTTCTTATTAGATCAGCAAATGGATATTAAAGCATTATTTGACGCTTGGCTGGGAATCGTTGTTGATCCAAAACAATACTTTGTGCACTATCAAAGCGATTATGTTGTACCTATTGAAATTATGCAACTTAACGAAAAAGATGAAATAACATATTCTGCATTGTTAGAAGATGCTTTTCCTAGAAACTATACGTTACTCGAATTGAATCAAAGTTCAACAAATAGCTTTCATAAACTAAGTGTAACCTTTGTTTATAGAAGATGGTCGCCTAACCACAGAATAACAAATGGTATAACATATTCTGATATTATGGCTTCAATCACACCTACAGTAATTGGATCTGTACCAAATCCTGCATATGGTTTAGAGAAAGAACAGGGATGGTATTCAAGCTCAAGAGTAACTGCACCTAAACCGCAAACTGAAGATATGATAAATGGACTTTTATAATTAAACTGGAGAAATTATGGCATTACCTAAATTAGAAACCCCAACATATGAATTGATTTTACCCTCTAGCGGAGAAAAAATTAAATACAGACCATTCTTAGTTAAAGAATATAAAATACTTCTTACGGCTTTAGAATCAGATGGTGAGGAGATACACAGGATTATAACAGAGTTGGTTGATGTTTGCACATTCAATAAACTAAAGATAGACACACTACCAAATTTTGATATTGAATATATTTTCTTAAATTTAAGAGCTAAGTCTGTAGGTGAAAATACTAATCTAACATTACAATGTAATAATTGCGAAAACAAAATAAATTTTGAATTGGATATTACCAAAGCAGAAGTTAAAAAAGATCCAGCACATACTACAAAGATATTGATATCGGATAAAATTGGATTGGAAATGCGATATCCAAAATTTGACGAAATGATTATAATATATCAAAATTTTAAATCTGAAAGTGTTGTTGAGCTTCTTTGCTCTTGTATTAAGTCTGTTTATACTGACGAACAATTATACGATGATTATACTAAAGAAGAATTAATAGAATTTGTTAACTCTTTTTCAAAGAATCAATTTTCAATGCTAGAACAATTCTTTATCACTATGCCAAAAGTAGTACAACATATTGAACAAGATTGTCCAGCATGCGGTGCCCACAACGAATTAAATCTGGAGGGCCTGCAGAATTTTTTCGTCTAACTCTTTCACACGAAGGTCTGGTTAACTATTATCAATTAAATTTTTCGCTTATCAATAATCACAATTATTCGTTATCCGAATTAGAAAATATGATTCCGTGGGAAAGAGATATTTACGTTACTATGTTAATAAATTATGTCAATGAACAAAATGAGAAACTTAAACACAAAAAAATCTAGGCAAATAAATGTT